AAAATATTAATAAATATTTATTATGGTAATAAATAATATAGTTTTTTACAGTAATAAAAATAATAGACTAAATATAGTATATTTTTTTTAATTCTTTTGATTAAACAAAAATAAATTATTTTAATCTAATATATTTATTTTTTATAAATTAAATACAACCCCAGCCATACCAGAATTTAAACGCAAAAAATTATAATTGATTATATAAAATGTAGCATTATAAACATAAGATGAATCAGAAGGTGCATTACATGTCATAAAGAATTGAATATTATTAATTCTAGACATATTACAGCTACCAGAAGGTTGAAAATTTTCAGGTTCAATAGAAAAACTATAATTAAATAATCCATCTTTATTATTAGCACTATGATGTTGAAAAGGTTGAATATAATTAAAATATACAAAATCTTTTTCTTGAATTCTATCAATACCATTAAATAATATTTTAGCAGTTGCCATAATTTGATTATTATTATCTAAATAATTAAACCAATCATTTTTTATATCGACATCACTTCTTTGTAATTGCCATAATATTTCTTTAACTGGATTTTGTAAAATTAAATTAGTTGTATGTGTTTGACTAACACCATATTCAATTACTCTAGTTACTTGATCTATTAAATAATCTAATGGTTTATATGCAAAGAATTGTCTTTCTAATGTATCTAAATAAATATAATTAATTTCAAGATAACATTGACAATTAATAGTAGTATCAGAAACTAAAAAATTCTGTTTAACATTAGAAACAAAATTACTCATTTGATGAGCTTGAATATAAGGACTTGGTGCATAATAATCTTGTATACCATTTTTATTGTAATATAAAGTATATAATTGATTCCATGGTCTTAATACAATAGTTAATTCAACTTCACTATATTGTAATGCAACTAATGGTAATGCGCTTCCTAAATCACGATTAAACCAAAATTGTAAAGGTATATACATTTTTTGTGTTTTAATCGAAGGTGTATATACTGTAGGATTATTTGGATCATATGAAACATACATAGGATATTGATTACCAATTCTATATCTCTGAGGAATATTTGATAAATTATTAATTAATAAAGAATATTGTTTAGGGTTATTAAATTGAATAGTGTTACATATAATTTTATCGTAAATTTTTCTTTTATCTGATGATAAAGTCAAATTATTTAAAATATGTAAATAATCACCATATTGTCTATCAACTAAACTGCCTCCAACAGTTATATAATAATTATCTATAATTGCTTCTCCTAAATTTTCAATCCATTGAAAACCTAATACATTATCGGAAATAATTTCAGGAATATCGAGAACAAGATATATTTGTCCAATTAAATCACCATGACGAGGTATTTTTACTTGTAATGTAGTTGGTTGATAGATATTAGTTAAAGTAGAAGAAGTAAATTCAACGTGAATAGATTCCATAGAAAAATTAGTATGAGTTTTAAAAACTTTTTTAAAAAAAGTAATACTAGGATTGGATTTTAAATATATATCTTGTTGACCAAAAAATAACAATTGAATTAATCCTGCACCCATTTAATTTTTATTATTAATATAAATAATATAATATTTATATAGTATTAAAAAATAATTTTGTTTATTTTTAATTCTTTTTTTAATTATTTACATATTTTTTCAATGAATTTTTTCAATCAATAATTATATAATTCTACCTTGTTGTAAGCAGTTATAAATGCTGGTTTATCAGCATTAGTTGTTGTGTTTTGAATTTTATATTTTGGAGGACCTTCTTTAAATGTTTTAGAAATATCAGGATATTTTAATGCAAAATTAAAATATTTAATATTACCTAAACTCATAAAATTATTATTATTTGTTAAATTAGGGAATAAGAATAAATCACCATCATTTTGTTTTAATGTATTACCACGTAATGATGGGGTATCTGATGCATTATTAATTTGAACTGAAAAATCATTAACCCAAAATTGAAATTGTATACCATTCTCAAAAGATGATAAGGGATCATAATTATCTTGAAATACAAAAGTAAATAAATACCAATCTAATGGTAATAAACTTAATACATTTCTTCTAGTTTGTTGTGAAACTGTTTTATTCATAGTAATATCAATTGATGTTAATGGATTATTAATAGTATTAAATGTTACATTTAAATTAGTATATGAATCTTTAAATTTAATAATTGGACATCCAATTATAAAATCATTTATAGTTAAATCTGAAACTTGTTGTGGTAAAGTGATATCTGTTGTTTGTATATTTGGATCATAATAAACTAATTGATATTTGCGATTATCACCTTTTAATAATAAAATAAGATTATTAAAATTACTTTCTGTAGTATCATCAATTTTAATCCAAAATTGATAAGAAAATTGTGCACCACCACGTGTATTTACAGATTTACCAATTTTTTTAAAGTTTGACGCAAAGGTATTATAAGTATTAAAAGATTTGGTACTTAAATATGATGCAGATGCATATCCATCTACAATATTAATAATTTCATCTGGAATTACTTTTGAAAAATTAGTAATAACAATTGAATTAATATTTAATATAACTAAACTAGCTATATAAATAATATAAATAACTAAACTAGCTAATAATAATTGTAATAAATGTACATTTTGATAAAAGGCCATTATTTTATTTAATTAATATTAAGATTTTTTTTAATCAATAGTATTTATTTCATTTAAATTGTAAATTGGTGAACGTATACCATAATTCAAAGGCAGTGGAATACCAAATAAACTTGAAGAAACTATTGGTCCAGCTTTATAGTAATCTCTAAGATCGCTTATCGATACTGCATAATTATAGAATTGTAATTTACTTAAATATCCATCAACTACTGCAGGATTTGTAATCTTACTAGTTGTACCTGGATATATATTACCAGATCCTTTATCAAGAATAATATTAACATCGACTGGATTACCATATTGATCAAATGCTTGAGGTAATCCCATCATAATTTCATCGGTACTAGTAACACTATAAATTTCACCATCAATTAAAACAGTAAGTAATTTATTATTTATGATAAATGCAATATTAACCCAGCGTTGTAATGGAATGTAATCAATAGTTAAAATAACATATTTATTCTCTTTAGGATCAGCATAACTTGGTACACTCTGAGTTTTTGGAGCACCTGGAATATTTTGTGGGAATTGAGTATTTTTAACAGCATTGAAATAATTATGGAATCTAATATTAGCTACATTTAAATTACAATCATTATCTAATGATGTATTTACTGTTTTAATTGCAATATACATTTTATTACTTAAACCGTCCATTGTAACAACTGGACTTGCTGTACTTAAATTATCAGATGAACCACGATAGAAAACTAATTTATCAATTGCAACATTATTTAATTGCATTGTAGATCCAGAGGCAGCTTGAAGAGGTGGAGATGTAAATGTTTGATTATATGAATTAATATATATCCAGAAACTATATGCATATTCTATACCAGCTGATAATTTTGGAATAATAGATTCTAATGCAATTGCATCAACTGGAGTTTTAGATAAATCTATTGGTAAAGATGTTAATAATTTTCCTGTGAGATTTTTAGCTCTTAAAGAGAAAATTATATAAACAATTACAATAATAAATAATAAAGATACAAAAACTATAATAATTATAGTAATTGTAGTTGAATCCAAATTTTTCACTTTATCCATTAATGAACCACTAGTATTAGTACCACTATTATTAGCACCTAAGGAACTATTATTATTAGATTTTGCATTTGTAGCTATTTTTAAATTAGATTTAACACTAACAGGTGCGGGAGGGTTACCATTTTTAACACTACTCATTTTATTTTATATTTATAAAGAAATAAAATTAATAAAAAAAATTATATTAGTATATTTATCAATTATTTAATTAACATATAAAAATACTTTTATCAATATTTATATAAAAATTTATTTATTATATAATTTAAAATAATTTAAAATTACGAAATTAAATTGGAGTAATAAATAATTAATAAATTAAAAAATATATAAAAAATTTATTTTTCCACGAAAATGAATTAATTATTTATCAAATATATAGTCGAATAAGTTGCCCATTAATTAAATATAAATTTAATAAAAAATAATAAAATAATTAAAAAAGACCATGTATAAAAAGGATATATTTATCGAAATAGAAAAAGAAAAAATTTGGAAACAAATTCTAAAAAATATATATGAAAAATATTGTAATAAAAATTTTTTACCAATTGGTACATTTTTATATTATTATGATTCCATCAATAAAAATGATTAAAAAATATTATCAATACGTGAAATTTTACTTATTTTGGTTTAGATTTTTAAACTATAGTCAAGCAAATAAATTATAGAACACTTAAAATTTTTAAGTTTACAATATTTATTTATTTTAAATATATACGAGTCAGCTTATTGTTTATCTTCTCCTCAATAGACCTTACTCTCTAGAAATAGTAGAATGGCTAGTTTGACATAATAAAGCTATTTTTCTTAGATTTTTTAATATAGAATATATATGTATTGCAATATTTTTTTTTTCCATAGAATATATTTTTAAAATTATAAATAAACTATAATTTTAAAAGAAAAAATGTTCCAAAATTGATTGTTCAAAATATAACCTATAAATTATATAATAAAGAAAGTTAATTATTAACATCAGATAATAAAGAACATTGAGATTTAATATTAGTCCATGGAATATTATTATAATCAATATAATTAGTTGGAACAGTTGAACTTAAATTTTTACTAAATATTGAACATTGATCATTATATGATGATACAGTTGATGATATTTCTTTTAATGGGAAACTTTCATATTTAGGAATATTAGAACTATTTGCAGAATTATAATAAATATTTGGACTAGGAGATACTGTCATTGGATATATTTTTATAATATAATTTTCGCCATTTGGTGTTGTAAATGAATAATTATTTAAACAAGTAATATTACCATTACTATCTCTAGTTTGAGTATAATAGTCAGGACATTTATCAAAGCTTACTGTGTAATTCAAAGTATCTTTACGTAAATTCATCAGATATTCTGTTCTAAGTATTGAATAAATACACCAACATATAATAAAAAATATACCAACAATAACAGTTATAATAAATGTCAAATATTCAGTTAATCCTTTAAAATATAATCCAATAATTAAAGCTAGAGAAATCAGAGCAGAAATTATAGTAAATAAAAGTAAATTATAATAAGAACGATTTTTATTTGTTTCAATTATCATTTTATTTATATATAAATGAGAAATTAAAATTCTTTCATTTCTAATGTTTTAGTTCCTTTTGCAGATGTAAATTCACCACGACTTAGAGGTATAGGTAACTTATCAATATCGTTTTTATATCTCATGTATATATTAATTTCGGGTAAAATTTTAGATAAACAATAATCTATTATAATCATATTTAATCTTTTTATTTCTCTTAAAATATCAGGATCATCAAATCTAGCATGTTCTAAATAAATAGCTTTAATAATAATTTTTAATTCAGTATCAGATTGTCTACCAATAACATATTTTTTATCTGTTTTAATCCATACTTGATATCTTATTGCATCTTGTAGGACATTTATATTATTATTACTAAAAATAATTTGACTTATTTTATTATTTACATGAATACCTTTAATAGCTTCATCATTATAATTTAATTGTTCTCTATTTTCTTGTTTAAATAAATCATATATGTTATAATTAGCATTATTTAAAGTATCAATTCTACCATTTCCTTTTTGTGAATTCATTTTTTTTTATATATATAATATAAAATGATATTTCTTACTCAAAAAAATATTCAATCTAATTTAAAAAAGTTTAATATTACAGAAGTTGATGGAAATGATATTCAATATATAAATGATTTATTATTAAGTTATACTACAAATTCTTTAAAAAAAGCATTAAAAAAATATAATAAAAATGGTGGAAATGGTGCAGTTGGTAGAACAGTATTACCAAGTGAATATTTTGGTATAAATTCAGGCGTTTATTCAAATACATCATCTGGAACTGATATGTCTGTAACAAATACAATGATTAGACCAACTATAGCATATAAAAGTATATCTGGTGGAAGTGGTGCAATCGGTAGAACAGTTTTACCAAGTGAATATTTTGGTATAAATTCAGGTGTTTATTCAGATACATCATCTGGAACTGATATGTCTGTAACAAATACAATGATTAGACCAGTTATACCATTTAATGATGTAACAAAACCATTTTCTGGTGGTAGTAATAATAAATTTACAATTTCAAAATCAGCATTTAATAATGCTATAACTGAAGCAAAAGTTACACTTAAAATTAATAATAAATTAGAACCAAGTACTGTATTACAATTAAAAGATAATTTTGAAGCAATAATGACAAAATTATTTAAATCAGTATCAAAAAAATCACATAATTTAAATGAATTAAATAATTATGTTAAAAAATCAACATATAGAATTTTACAATAAATATATTATTTAAAATTTAAATAATATTTTATAAATATTATGCTTTTACCATATAAATCATTTAATAATGAAAAATTTAGTATTCAAGCAGCATGCGATGAAGTTGGAAGAGGTTCATTAGCTGGTAGATTATATGTCGCCTCTGTAATTTGGAATCCTATGATTATAGATGGTTTAGTATGTGAAATTAAAGATAGTAAAAAATTATCTATAATTAAAAGAAAAGAATTATCAGAATATATTAAAGAGAATGCTATAGATTATTCAATAAATTATATGGAATCTTATGAAATTGATAAAAGTAATATATTAAAATGCACATTAGAAACAATGCATAAATGTTTAGATGATTTAACAGTAGAATTTGATAATATTATAATTGATGGAAATAATTTTAATAAATATGAAAAAAATAATAAAATAATTCCTCATGAATGTATTATAGGTGGTGATAATAAATATATTGGAATTGCTGCTGCTTCTATATTAGCAAAAGTAGCACACGATGAACATATGCATCTAATTTATTTAGAATATCCAGTATATGATTGGAATAATAATATGGGATATGGATCAAAGAAACATATAGAAGCTATAAAAATATATGGAATCACAAAATATCATAGAAAATCATATAAACCAATAAAACAATTTCTGTTATAATTTATTTAAATTTGATATATTAATTCTATCTAAATCAATTAGAGATCCATCCATTATATCTAATAGGTTTACTAGATCCATTAGATTTAATAGGCCTATTAGACTTAT